GCAGAGCAGACACAGAGAGACCAGCAACGCCAGTTGGGATTCCAAAATAGTCAGCAAGAGTTCCAACAGACCATCCTGTATCAGCAGGACTTGTAATCTGGGGCATCGTGTATTCAGTCTGCGGAATCCATGCGCTCTCCGTGTTCTCACCACAAAACTCCTTCCAGTGATCCCAAACAAGGCGATTGGGAACGAAGAAATAGTAAGTATCCAGATAAACGTTGTCCATCATAGGGGTAAGCAACGTCTGCATCCGGACAACCTTGGACGTATCGACGCTGAACGTATCGCCGGGTAACACTTCGTCGAGGAAAAAAGGGACAACATCTCCGGCGTTGAACGAAGTCTTGAGAGATGCAGAGCGGTCAAAACGAGACCG